ATCTGGAGGATCGTAAAAAACTCCATGATCTAAATTGGAATATTATAGTAGATAGAACATTTGGTTGGCGTGATCAGTTAGATATGACTGATAATTATTTTAAAATATTAATGACCAGAATGTATGAAACGTTTTATGTAGAGAATACGGAAAATTTAGGTAAGCTTCCTGACGATGAGTTTAATTTAATTATTACTCCTACAGCTGGATATAGTGGTGAGGTATTTGCTGATAGGTTAAATTTTAATGGTGATATTGTATTCTATGATTATTGTAGTGAGAATGTAGATATAAAACAAAATATAGTTGAAATGAATATGACTATGGATGATATAAAGTTATATTCAAAAAATGAAACACAGATGTTTATTTTTAATGATTACGGTGGGGATATACCACACACAGATGAATTGAAAAAACGAGGTATGACCTTTGGAACTCATGAGGAGCTAAGAAAACTACAACTGAATATGTACGAAGAATGTGATATAGAGTATAAAGTATTTGATGTTATAGACAGCTGTCTTGCTGGAAACAAATGGTTCGTAGAAAAAATAAAAGATAAACGGGTGTTCATGGATATTAGTAATATATACGGCTATCATGTATCTCATGTTTGTTATACCTTTCCAGAACTACTTAAAAGTTTTGATAAACTAATTGAACTATTGGATACCCACACTGAACATTATTACTTGAGAGGCACAAGACCTACGAAGGACAAATATGCTAAACGATAAGTTCACAGAACTAAATCATAAGTATAATGCTTTTGATTACTACAAAGAAAAATTAGATGTAAACTTTCTAGAGTTTACCTTGGAAGAATTAGGTTTGCCAACTGCAAATGAGTTGTATAAACAAACCTTAAAAATTGTGGATGAGATTGGTGGTATCAAAGGATGGCAAAGAGATAACAAAGAGTCAAAGAAATACAAAGGGTTTAGTATTTGTATGAATCCAAACGGTGATGAACATTTACAAGGTCCACACGCAAGTCTTGGCCATCCAGAATTAAACTGGGCTTATTCTCGAATAAATAATCCAAACCCGCCTTGGGAAACTGACAGAGATACTTATTATGACACATATGGATTTTCCACAGTTCATCCAGTAGTCAAAAAACATTATGGTAAACTTTTAGATAGTGTAGATTTACTACCAACAAGATCAAGAGTTATGTGGGCTTATCCTGGCCACGAACAGTCTTGGCATATAGATGAAGTTTTGTGGAGTGCGATAAGATTTAATATTCCACTGGTTACAGAACCATCTTATATTTTAGAGATTGATGGAACAGATGACTATGACAATTCTTTGACACTAACAAAACATTTAGAAGTGGGTAAAGCTTATATGTGGAATACAAGAATAAAACATAGAGTTAGGGATACTGGTGGTGGAACTAAACCAAGAATTCACATTGTTGCTGCATTCATTCCTTGGTTTGAAAAAGACGGCATTGATTGGAAACCGAATAAATACTTTGGAGTACAACCTATGGACATGATAAAATCAAAAATGATTTTTCCTTACGCACCATGAAGATATTTGCAGTTAGAATAGGCGAAAAGTATGGGCCCGAATATGAAACATACTTAGAGAAAAAACTTTCGGACTACGAGATGGTTTGGATTCGAGAACCATATAATCCAGAAGTTGTACTTCAATGGAATAAGATGTATGCCATGAATACGGGCATTGATGAGCCTGTTTGTGTTATTGATATTGACATGTTACTTATTAATGACTACAAGAAAATATTTGAATTTCCTATTGAACGTGGTGAATTTGCTGCAATGCCTGGGTGGTGGAGAGATACAGATAAAGAAGGATATCAAATCAATGGAGGGTTTTTTAAATATTACCCTACGGACTGCCAGTATATCTATGATAAATTTATGAAAGATTATAAACACTGGCAGAGTTATTATATCTTGAATGGAACAACAAACGGGCCTGTTAATGGAGAACAGTATTTTGTTGAGGATTCTGTTAAGGAGAAATTAAAGTTAAAAGTTCTTCCCCCTGAGTGGTTTACTCGTTGGGTAACAGGGGAAGACATTATATACGGTAAGAGTATAATGAAGTTTAACGTTCAGCTAACAAGAAAATATAGAAAAATAACTGGTAATGATTATGTATTTTTAGGAGATGAGTTTCATCCTGACATAAAATGCGTCCACTTTTCTCATAGATTTAATAAACCACATGAGTGGAAGGGGTTTAAAAATTATGTATAAAGTTGAAGAGATAGAGTGGGAAGATATTAAAGAAGTATGGGAACAACATTTATGGCCAGAAAAGAAAGGTGGAGTGAAACAAACTAATAATTGGACACTAACGATGGAGCCGTATTTATTCACAACCGTATTAAAGAAGGGGGGGATACCAAAGTCAGAAAACACAATCCCACAGTTCTTTGGTATTAGAATTAATAAAGAGCTAGTTTGTGTTAACAGCTGCTTTATAACTTCATCTAGTCATCCATTTAGCTATAAGGAAGATCGTTATTGGCGTTCTAGAGGTCTTTGGACTTCTCCTAATCATCGACGAAAAGGTCTTTCATTTAAAATTCTAACTCATACATCTGAGTTTGTAAGTAAACGTGGAGCAACTTGGTTGTGGACGGTTCCAAGACAATCAGCTCTTCCTGCTTACGAAAAGGTAGGTTTTGTTAAAAAAAGTGATTGGTTTGATGATGGACAGTATGGACCCAATTGTGTGGCATCTAAATACTTATAAATATAGGACAAAGGAGTGACATAATGGCAATCCCAACAACAAGAGAAACATTTAAATTCTACTGTCTTAGGTCACTTGGGCATGGTGTAATTGATATTAACGTATCAGAAGATCAGATTGATGACCGTATTGATGAAGCTCTTCAGTATTTTGCAGAATATCATTACGATGGAATTGAAAGAGTATACCTTAAACATCAAATTACACAAGATGAAATTGATAGAGCAAAAACAAATCTTAGTTCATCTGCAACAGATACCGTTGATGATTCTGTATCTGCTACATGGTTAGATGGTGCAGGGTATATTCCTACACCAGATGCAGTTATTTCCGTTGTACAAGTATTTCCTTTCACAGACAGTACTGGCGGCGATATGTTTGATATTAGATATCAGCTCCGACTGAATGACCTATACGATTTTTCGTCATCCTCTATTATGGAATATCAGATGACACTTCAACACCTAGACTTTTTAGAACACATCCTTGTAGGTGAAATTCCAATTCGTTTCAATCAACATCAACAGAGACTTTATCTAGATATGGATTGGAGTAATTCTGTTAGTGTAGGTGAATATATAATTATTGAATGTTATAGAAAGCTTGATCCAACACAATTCCCAGACATTTTCAACGACATGTATCTTAAAAAATATACATCAGCTCTTATTAAAAGACAATGGGGAGCAAACCTATCTAAGTTTAGTGGAGTAGAAATGCTTGGTGGAGTTACAATGAATGGTGCAGATATTTTCTCTCAAGCTTTAGATGAAATTACTAAGTTGGAGGATCAGATTCAATTGCACTTTGAATTGCCTGTTAATGGTATGATAGGATAGTCTCATGGCAGTAAATTCAGCATTCCACACGAACAATGTTGCTGCTCTCGCAACTGAACAAAATCTTTATAAAAACTTGATTGCTGAAGTAATCCAGATTTATGGGCATGATGTTCATTATATTGATAGAACACTTGTTGCAGAAGACAACATGTTTGGAGAGGACACACTTTCTAAATTTAGGAACTCTGCAAAAATTGAAATGTATGTTGAGGACACTAGTGGTGGGTATGCTGGTGAGAAAGAACTTATGTCTAAATTTGGATTGGAAAATCTGAGTGAGATTACATTTGTAGTTGCAAAACATAGATTTCAAGAATTAACAAAACAATTCACTATTGAAGACGCAACAGATACAGCTTCGGGTGGTTCTATTCTCATGGAGACTGCAACTATAAGCCAGACAGGAAATTCTGTTGTATTTGAAGGAACTGATTTTTATCTTCTTAACGAAACTGATGCAACAGATTCAGATAGGCCATTAGAAGGTGATTTAGTTTTTCACCCAATACTTAAAAAATTGTTTCAAGTTAATTTTGTAGATCATGATGCCCCGTTCAATCAATTAGATAATAATCCAGTTTACAAATTACAGTGTCGCACATTCGATTACAGTTCGGAAGCTTTGGATACTGGTATTTCAGCTATTGATGCAATTGAAGATGCGTTGTCTGTAGATACGTTATTATATCAAGTTACATTGGAACAGTCTTCGTCTGTTAATGAAACTATTCGTATACATGATACATCCACAACTAGAGGCCTGTTGTTACAGGAACAAGAGAATTCACCCTTCTCAAATGTGTTTGATAACATAATATTTGAGGATGACTCAACTTCAGTTGGTGAGAGCTTATTACTTGAAACTGGTGAGTGGTTGTTACAAGAAGACTATATAATAGGAGAAGGTAGTAGATTATCTACTGACGTTGATCCGTCAGCTCAAAATGAGTTATTCGATAGACTAGATGATACAGTTTTAGATTTTACAGAATCTAATCCATTTGGTGATGCAGGGAGTTTAGGTTAATGTTAGGTACACAATATTATCATGAGACAATCAGAAAAGTGGTTGTCGCATTTGGTACAATGTTTAATAATATATCATTAGTTCGTAAAGACAGCGATGGTAAAGTAGTTCAGTCTATGAAGGTGCCATTAGCATATGGGCCTCGGCAAAAGTTTTTGGTTCGACTAGCTGAAGACCCTGACTTGACAAAACAAGTTGCAGTAACTCTACCTAGAATTGGTTTTGAGATTAACGGTCTTACCTATGATTCTACTAGAAAACTAAATCGTATTCAAAAATTCAAAAAGACTAAGAGTGGAAATTCTAAGCAACTTGAAACACAGTATATGCCTGTTCCATATAATGTTGGATTTGAGTTATATGTTCTTGCAAAAAATTCTGATGATGCTTTGCAGATTGTTGAACAAATTTTACCATACTTCCAACCTGAGTATACTCTTACTCTTAATGATATGGCGGAGATGGGAATTAAACGAGATGTTCCTATCGTATTAAATAGTATATCATATGAAGACGATTATGCTGGAGATTTTACATCCAGACGAGCTTTGATCTATACTTTAAGTTTCACTGCAAAATTCTATCTATATGGCCCAGTTACTTCGCAGTCAATTATTAAGACTGTACAAGTTGATCAGTTTACAGATATTAAGACAAATATTCCTACACGGGAACAGAGGCTTGTTGTTACACCCAATCCTAGTACAGCTGATGCTGATGATGACTTTGGATTTAATGAAACAACTTCATTCTTCCAAGGAGTGGATGAGTAGTGTGTATGATGAACGTAAGTCTATCAATATAGAAACATCTATTAGATGCAACCTAGAATGCCCTAAATGTGAAAGAAAATATTTACTGGCAAATAATTTACCATTTTTAGGTGGTGATATGTCGGTATCTGACTTTGAAAAGGTTGTAGAATATTATGATAGCATACATCTTATAGGAAACATTTCTGATCCTATTTTTGCTACAAATTTAATAGACTTTCTCAAACTAACTTATGAAAAAAATAAAAAGACTATCTTGCACACTGCTGCATCACACAAATCTTCAACTAGGTACACAGAAGCATTTAAGGCTAACGTAAATGCAAAGTGGATTTTTGGTATTGATGGACTTCCACAAGACAGTCATAAATATAGAATAAACCAAGACGGTAAACATTTGTTTGATATGATGAAACTTGCATTAAACTATGGGTTAACTCCTGTGTGGAAATATATTGTTTTTAAATACAATCAAAATGATATTGCCGAGGCAAGAGCTTTGGCAAAACATAATGGAATAAAATTTAAACCAGTAATGTCAAGTAGGTGGGGTGAGTCGTATAGATATGGTGAGTGGCAAGATGAGATGTGGGATAAATTTTTATTTGAACCCCGTGCTGTGTATGTCATGGGCAGAGGGATCGTATCTCCGATGAGCGACAGCCTCATCAACGATAATAAAGAATGACACTTAATCCCCGTTGTCTTAGAGAAAATGGAAACGATGTATTTTTTTGTGCCACAGGTCATCTGCTACCATGCTGTGGTTTACAAAGAACTCGTTCTGAAGAAGAAGAAAAAGAGATATCTCGATTCTATAAGGACAGTATGAAGGTTAGTAATGTAGAAAGGATTGAAGATATTGTCGAAGGAGAAGAATGGCAATCTTGGTTTGACACACTTATAAATAATCCAGAACAAGCTCCTAATATATGTAAGAGGTATTGTGACGATGAGTAATGAAATTGATAAGGCCTTAGGTGTGGTCGAAAGTCTTCCTAAAAAAATTATTAAACAAGAAGTAGTATCCTCATCTCAAGAAGATTGGGGTGATACGAATGAGCATGTGGAGAAAGATTATGAATACCAAAGACAAAACTTCTACAATTTGGTCGAAAAAGGAACGGATGCAGTGGAAGGCATATTGGAGCTCGCCAAAGAATCGGACCATCCACGAGCATACGAAGTTGCCGGTAACCTTATCAAACAAGTTGCTGAAGTTACTGAAAAACTTGGTGACTTACAAGAGAAAATGAGAAAACTAAAAGAGGTGCCTAACAACGCACCAAAGAGTGTGACAAACGCATTATTTGTTGGAAGTACTGCTGAATTGCAAAAGATGTTAAAGGAAAAATAAAGGATTGTTATGATTGAATTAATGATGGTTGTGATTTACACAATGGCTATATGGGTTATGACCTACCTATTTTCAAAAGGTTA